TCTAAGGTGCAGGTCTGTATTCCAAACTTGGCTTGAGTACCAACCTGATAAGTTACAGTTCTCTACAATATCTCCTAGACCAATGACATACACTTCGTCAATCTTNTGNCCAGTCTTTTGNAATTCTTTTATTCTTGCATTNGCAGTTGTAAGTGAGTCAAGAACTTTAGANACAATACCTTCGCTACCNTCTCCGTCTCTCTTACCCATTTGCCAATCTGCAACATAGTACATAAAAGCCGTGTTACCTTTTTTAACTGGTGCAGTCTTAGGCTTATAAGATTTAATCTCTTTAAGAAGCTGACCATAGTCTGTATCTAAGCTAGGTACTTTTTTTCTGATGTCTGCTTTGTAGTACCAAGCCTGTTGAGTCTCGCCACCACCCATATTCATATCCCANGTTCTCACTTGCAAATTTCCCACAATCTCATATTCGTTAGGGTCAAATCCCCACTCAAGTAGTAGCGTGGCAAACTCAGGCTCTTGCTCTTGTGTACCACGTGAGACTAATGTACCTTTGTTAGACTTAGGGTCGTACTCTGCGTGTGGTTGCCAACCAATCGGGTACTTTTGTTTTGCTAATTTCTTATTAGACTCTTTGTCTTGGTAGAGTTCAAGAAACTGATTTAGCTTTTCGGATTCTGTTTTTTTCTTCATTAATGCGATTCCTTATTGTCTTGGGTGCGACTCCTGTCCAACCACATTCATCAATTAAGTAATCAACAAGTGGTGTTGTGTCAAGATAGCCTTTGTGTAAGGCACTAAGAACTTCTTCCCATTGTGAAGCTCTTTGTTCAGTAGCATAAAAGTAACCNTACTTTTGTGGGTGTCTCTCATACTNTTCAAGATAATCGTTAAGTGTCATTTGCGTCCTGTCTTTTAACTACTTCAATTATAGATTATGATTAGGACATATTAGGGTATTTAATTAGGATTTGTTTGGGACTACCACTTGTCAGTAAAAGTTTTAAATGTGTCTCCACTAACATAATCTTGTTTACTATTACTTTTTAGGTTTGATTGCTTTAAATTCTTTAACAAGACATAAGTTGTTTCAGTATATCCTATTACTCCTTTTTCACTTACTGCTTTTCTTTTACTAATTTTTTTAGCCCAAGAAATTTTAATTAAACAATTTGCACAATTAACTTTAGTACCTGCCAATACATTTGAATAGTATTACCTTTTTGAAATTTGATACCACAAAGTGCTTTACCAAAAAGATATTCACTATAATCATCAGCAACTAGATGTGTCATATATCTAGGTGTTGTAACTTCCCAATTTGTTTTATCCTTCATACTCTATATATGGTCAACTTTTGTAAAATATTCCGTTGTTAATTTATTTTAATTACCACTTGTCGCCCTGTTTGAATGTCTGTTGTTCTTTACCACTACCGACTATGACTGTTTTTAAAAACCAGTATCGGTCATTAATCTCATAACCTTCTTCATATTGCATAGGAATCTTTTCCCTACCTGCAAACTCAAGTACATTAATTGCAACTAAACATTTTAAACAATGTCGAGAAAGATGATTTCTGACATACAAGTTATTATTTGTTTCTTTTATTTGGCTTGGAAAATCTATTGGCTCTACTAGGTTTCTACCACAAGCAGTTTCCTTTACAAATTTACTTTTAACAAATTTCATTTCGCTAGCTTTAATGTGTTTTAAATCTCTACTCTTTGCAAAGCTAAAACTATTTGGTTGTATTGTTGAGTAACTTTTATTTATTTCTTTTTCCTTCATACATTCTTATAGGTGATTAGTTAATACAAAAACCCAAACTTATTTTATTTATTTTATTTATCTTGTGAAATAATTCACAACGCCTAAGTCTGCGCCTAAGTCACATCTGAGTTGTAATAGCAGAAAGAGTCCCGACAACTACAACCCATCCAGCAAGTTCTTGTCTGGATATCTTTGTATTAACTTTCTCATGAAGAGAATCTATTCGTGAATTTATTTTTTCTTGTCCATCCAAAAGTAGTTGTAACATCTCCTTGTTAGTAAAATTATTTTCTGTCATTGCATTCTTCGCTTCCATGTTTGCAGTTACATATCTGAATGAATGAGCCATCCTCTTTATATGTAACCATGCACATTATTTTCTAAATCCTATAGTGAGTAACCAGACTGCAAGTGTAATTATTGTTGCAACTAAAGTTATATCTCTAGCCGAGCCACTCAAAGTCAGAACAGCAATAACCATTCCTACTAAAGTCCAGCTGAGATTCAATGTCTCCTTAACAGCTGTAACAATCCATTCCCATATCTTTTTAATCATAATGTCCTCTTAAAAAATGCAAGTGATGCAATCCGAAGTATAACAGTTGGTACTACGACCTCTTGTGCTTTTTGTTTAGAATCTTCGGTCATGTCATCACCTATATCACTTATATTAATACTTGAAAAATCAATATCAACTAATGTACTAATTGGATTAGCGATAAACTCTTCAACTTGGATTTCTACTATTGCATCTGCCAGAGTATATTCTTGGTCAGAATCTGTCTTAGCAAACTCTACAGCTCTCTCTACAAACTCATCTACAGCTTGTTCAACACTCTCATCTTCAGACTCTGCAATAATCTGAACATCTTCTTTAGCAGTCTCTTCTTCAAATCCTAGAACTTGTCCTACTACTTGTACTTGCTCCTCTGTCAGCTCTTCCTCGTTAGCTATCTGTATTACTTCTTCAACAACTTGTGCAACAACTTCTAGAATCTCTTCAGAGACTTCAGCAATGTTTTCTAAGCCCACATCATTTACTTCTTCTAGAATCTCTACGACTTCTTCTGTCTCAAGCTCTCCTACAAATTCTTCTATAGCTTCTTCTTTAGCTTCTTCATATTCGACCAGCTCTTCTTCTGTAAAGTCTTCTATCTCTTCTTCAGTGACTTCTGGAATGTCTAGTTCTATAATCTCTTCAACTGCTTCTTCTAGTTCTTTAACTTCTTCTTGAATTTCTTCTTGAGTAAGCTCTATAACTTCTTCTACTTCTCTCTCTTCTTTAATCTCATCATCAGATATTTCTCTTTCGACCACATCTTCTTCAACATCTTCAAATATATCTTCTTCAAAAATCTCAATAATTTCTTTTTCATCTTCTATCTCCTCTTCAACAATAATAAAGTCATCTTCTAACTCAATTACTTCTATTACAAATATTTCTTCTTCAACTGCGAACTCTTCTTCAAAGTTAAGCTCTTCAAGTTCAAGAATTGTTTTAATAAACTCTTCAGCATCTTTTTCAGATTCAAACTCAAAAAATTCAATATCTTCTTCATATTCAAGTTCAAGTTCAAGCTGTCTAGCTTCAAGCTCCATTTCTTTCTCAAGTTCAAGCCACTCTTCTTCAGTGAGTTCCACAAACTCTTCATCTTCCAGTTCAATGTATTCAATGACAAGTATGTCATCATCATCAGTAAACTGTTCTTCTTCTTCATATATATCTTGCTCAATAATCTCGATACCATAATCCTCTAAATCTCCTCTTTCTATCTGCTCATCTGTAAGTGCTACACCATATAACTCTTCATTGATTGCTCTTTGGTTCTCACGCTCAATAGTTCCATCTTCAATTTCATTTTGAGTGTACTCTCCTTCCGAGCCATCATCTAATACAACAACTATTATTTCAGTAGCTTCTCTGTAATCACGCTCATAATCAGTTTCATATATACCTGTCTCTTGAGCATTCGCTTCTATTTGGCTCTCTATAGCTTGTTGGTATGCTATTTGCTCCTGCACAATAATAGCTTCTTCTTCTTCTCTTATGCCTTTCTCTTCATCAGTCTCAAGGATTCCATAACTAGCAAAGTTAGCTTGTCTCTGTACATCTAAAGGATTAAGAGTTGTTGTTGTTGTCTCAATGTATTTAATCTCTATATCATCTACCAGAGCCCAGTCATTAATTGTTATTACGAACTTGTCTATGAATAAATTTGCTTGGTCATATATGTTATAAGCAATTTCTTCAAACATTGTATTATCACCACTGTATGTTTGTGCATCTATATTGTTTGTCTGAGTTGTCTCATCACTATGAGTGTATTCGACTGTACCTTGATTATTCAAAGCACCAATAGTAAAACCTACTTCATATACATCATGGTCTTCTGGGAGAGTAAACTCGTAATCATTAGAAGCACCACTATGCTTTTGAAACTCCAATTCAATATGAGTGTTTGTCATTCCATACAAGCCACTCCATGTATTGTCTATATTGACTAGATTATTATCTTCGTTCTCTGGTACAATTATGTCAGTGGTCTGTTCATTAGATGCAACACCACCATCAAAAGTTTCTGTCTCTACTACTTGACCTTCTGGAATTGTTGTAGTCGTAGTGGTCGTAGTAGTTGTAGTTGTTGTAGTTGTATTTTCGTTAGCTAATGCTATGCCAGTTGGATTTATTAATAATAAAACAAATAATATTCTAGCCAGTGAATCTAATCTGTACCGCACAAACTAGCCACCATTGCAACAACCATTACCACAACAGTCCATCATTTACCTTCTTCGAAAGTATATTTTGGCTTTGCTTGTTCAAGACCATTCTGAATAACACTTAATGCAGATGACATGAATGCCACTCCAATAAGCTCTACCATATTTGCATCTATAATTCCGCTAGAGTTAGCGAGATACAAAGAGATAGCAGACTGTAGTCCAGTTCTAAATGCTTTGCTTACAATAAACTTCCAGTATTCTTTATTTTTCATTTTTCTCCTTAAAAATTATTCTTCTTCTCGAATCTTACCACCAAATTGTCTTCGGTTATAGTGAGTACACTTTTTATTTCCGCATACCCATTCACTTCGGTCTGCTATGTGTAGTAGTGGTGAATGACAACTGGGGCAGTTGATTCTTATAAAACCTTCTTAGTAACTATATCTTTTATGTTCTTTATTTCTTGCAACATTTTATCCATCTTTCTTTCTACCATTGATGTCAATATGACATCATCAGTTGCTTCATTTGATATCTCTATTGTTTTTGTTTGCAAATTTATGTTTGAATATTTTATTGTGACTTTTTCTCCAGCTGTAAGAGCATCTCTTACTTTTGGATAAAACTTTTTGTATGCATCTCCAGAGCCACCGATAAAACCATCTTTACCTTTATCAAGGTCTTGTTGTGTCTCTCCTAAGAGTAAGCATCCGCCAGTGTGTTCATCTGTGTTACCAGTATGAATTAATATATATTTAAAGTTTGGTACATCTTGAAGTTCACACATTCCTTTATGCCAGTCAGCTCCATAGCGAGTAGTATATTTGGAATCATACCCTCCAACAGTTCTGAATTTTATTTCATACTCACCTAAAGGTATTGCTGTCTCTGCCATTATCTTTGATTCTCTGACTTCATCTTCTAATGTGTAACATTCAAAGACTCCATCAACAAAGAGCATACCATTGGTAGCATCCTTGCCCATCTGAGTCCTTACGACATCAAGTTTCATTAGCTTGGTTTTGGATTGGCATCTTTAACAGCTTTGACTGCTTTGTACCATTCACCAGTTTTATCTAATTTATTAGCATCAATGTCATGATAGAGTTTATCTAACTGTTCATTCCATCCGCCATAAGATTCTAATCTAGCTTGTTTGTAGCCATTATCTTGAGTATCTAATTTAGATTGAGCCAAGTCCTCGATTGCTTGTGTGTATTCACTATCTGTAAACTCTCTACGCTCATTATTAACTTGAGCATACATAGGTTTTGCAGAT